GGCCCCTGGCGCGCGTGATGAACCCGCGGCGCTTGATGTCGACCGCACCGTCCGCCTTGAACTCCAGTTCCATGAAGTGGCGGCCGCCGGCGACCTCTTTCTCGAAATACATGGCTACTGCTCCTCCGTGGAACGGATGTCGTGACGTGCTCAGGCGGCGAAGGACCGGCCGTGGATCTTGGCCATGCGGTTGTTGGCCTCCTGCTTGCGCAGCTCGGCGTTGCCCGGATCGTTGTATGCCTTGTCGTAGGCCTGGGCCTTGGTGAGGTTCGGATCCTTCGCGCGCAGCTCCTTCGCCAGCGCGGTGATCTGGTCGTGCGCGGTGGCGCCACCGGTACCTTCGGGCGAACCGGTGTGGCCGATCTCCTCGAACGCGCGGCTGGACTTCTCGAACGCCTTCTTGGACTTCGCCAGGTCGGCGACCATGGCCTCATATTTCTTGATGGCGTCCTTGTCGCCGCGGCGCATCTTCATCAGCACCTCGCCGGCGTCGGTCTGCGTGAACCCGGAGTCCTTCGCGTCCTGCTTGGCGATCTTGAGGTCGCGCTCGTCGTCCATGGCGTCGAGGCGCTTCTTGAGGTCGGCATTCTCCGCCATCAGCCCCTTGACGACCGGGTCGTCGGACAGGCGCTTCTTCGTCTTGTCCATCTCGCCGTCGCGCGCATCGGGCGACATGTCGCGGAACTTCTTCTTGTCCGCGTCGGTACCCAGGTTGTCGTGGTAGGTCTTCTGGGCGTCCGACATCTTCGAGACCACGAGGTCGTCGAGGAGCTTGTTGATCTTCTCCTCGCTGGAAGCGGTTGCGGCGGCGACTGCCTTGGCGACCGCCTCATCCATCATTTTCTGAACTTGCGGGCTGAGAGCGGGAGTGGTCATGTCGTCGTCCCTCTTGCTGGTGTCGTCATCCGCATCGTCCTCGATGCCGAGGCCGGCGATGTGGTCCTTAAACTGGTTGTAGCTGGTGGTGATCGACGGGACCTTGTCGGTGATGTCCTCGTCGCAGAGGATGCTCTGGATCGAGCAGTCAAGGGCGCACATCGCGTCGCGGACGGCGCACATAAGTTCGGATGCGTCCTCAGCGGTCTCCATGGCGTCGGCCATGTCGCTGAAGTCCTTCGCCGCCTTGCACACCTTGGCGAAGACGTTGCGCTCGGCGATCAGCTCGATATCGGCCTTCGTAAATCCCTTCGACCAATCTTCCGGCAAAGCGTCTGCCGCCTCGAGCGCATGGGCGCGCGCCTTGATATGCGCCCTCGCCTTGGACAGATTCTTCGCGCGGCTGATCGCCTCGATGGCGAGGACGAGGTCTTCCTTCTTGTCGATCGGAAAGGAACCGTCAGGAAGCGCGTGGCCGTCGTCGATGAACTTCTTCAGTTCCTTGGCGCTGAACTCACGCTTCAGGTACTCGTCAGCATCGCCGCTGATCTCGGTGCCGAACTCCAGTGGTTTGTTGTAGAGCGTCGAACTGCCATCACGATGCTTGCGCATGAGGAGCTGGGAGCCGTCACGCTTCGTGAGGACCACCTTGACGCCGCGGCCGGCGCCGACGTCGACACTTGAAACGTCATCAATGCGGAGGTTGCGAAGGACGCGAGCCATGTCTCACTATTTACAGCACGTGATAAGCATGGAAAATTCATTAGCGCGCGCAACGACCTCCGGGAGAAGTGATGCATGACCCACGCAATCAAGGATGACAGGCCACGCCGCGGATATACGACGATGAACGGGAAACTTCCCCCGGTGGCGCTCAAGATAGGCAGCATCATGCTGTCGGAGCGCGACAAGAAGCATTGGGTCAACGGCATAGCTAAGCGCGTGGGAACCGCGCCGGCGTCAGCCTTCAGCATCTTCCGCAGCTTCTATCATCGCGGATGGGTCGACTGCGAATACGAGAAGGTCTGCGCCTACAACGAGAGCCAGCCGCCGCGAGTCCTCTACAGTCTCACCGCGGACGGTGTCGTGGCTATCCGCGACGCCCTCATCCCGTTCCAGCACGCGCCGGTGTCGACGTAATCGGCGGCTCGCTGCCAAGCCTACCTCACGGTAGGCTTCCAGGAGGCTTCCAAGCATAGACCCATCCGCGCTCATCGTTCCCGTAGAAGTCACACCAGATCACCGGGAGGCGATAGCGCGGCTTCCAGAGCATCCACCGCGGCGTTCGTTCCCATGATCCTTGTGGGTAAGCTCTGGCTACAGCAACGGGCGGCATTATCTTGCTTTCAAGTCGGCGGCTCGCTGCCAAGCCTGCCTCACGGGAGTTTCCTCATAGAACGCTTCGCCATTGTAGCCGAAATGTTCATGTCCTTCCGCCGCCCACACGATTCCAAGCCGCGGATGCACGACTACAGGAGCATCACAACGATATTTGAAGCCGCGCTCGGTAAGTTCGGTCACGGTTATCTCGCCACCGAGCTGTCCAGCGATGGTGGGATGCAATCGCATCCCGACTTTCACTTCAGACATCTTCACGCCACCACCTCCTCCCTCCTAGCCTTCCCGCCGATCGAGAACTCCGGCAGGTCGCCAGCCTTGATGCGCTTCCAGACGCCGGGATCGTCCACCTTGAACACGACGAACCAGCCGAACTTCTTGAGACCGGTCTCGTCGTCGAGCGCCCTGAGCCCGAGGTCCCAGCGCTCCTGGTTGTAGAGCGCCGATTCGCAGATGCGCCCGACGCCCATCCGTTCATGCATGTCGCCCTGCTGACGGTGGTAAAGCACGTAGTCGTGAGCTGCTTTTTCCAATTCGTCGTCAGGGATGATGTCTTCCTGCTTGTCGAGAACGATCTCGTCGCCGACCTGGGTGACGGACGCCCAGCCGTAGACCTTCATCTGCTCCTCGTCGACCTTGGAGATGACGAACTGCTGCTCCCAGTCGTCTGACTTGTTCACGGGCTCGCCCTTCGCCCCCGGGTTGTCGTCGGTGTGGACGCGCTCGTCGTACGCTTCGATGTCCAGGTACCTCACATGGACCGTCTTCACGCCGCTCAACTTCGCGGCCGTAAGCCTGTGATGTCCGTCGACGATGCAGTACCGGCCCGGCGCGATGCGCACCACCACGGGATACTTCTCCGGCGCGCCCTCCAGCATCGACTGGATCTTCCCCGGGTCGACCCTATCCTGGACGGCGGACAGCAGCGACAACGGTATGTCCCGCTCCTCCAGGGAATCCTGGTCAGTCAGCGCCGCAAGTACCCGCTCCTTCTGGTCGTTGCGCAGGTCGGCGAAGAAATATTGGTCATACGGGAACGGAGACCTCGCGTTCTGCTCGTCCAGCGGTATGAGCTGGAGCGAGACGTTGATGTTGTCCGTCGGTTTTGCGATCGATGATTCGCCACTTAGCTTTGCCAGCTCGGCCTCGAGGAACTCGTGGACGCCGTCCGGCCCCAGCCACGTCTTGCGCACCCACCCGTCCTTGGTCTTGCTCCAGCCATTCTTGACCGCGGTCCACGCCTGCCGGATTGCGGACTCCTCGGACTGTCCCGCCTTGATGCGGTCGTTGGCCACCTTCCGCCACACCGTCTGCGCCTCCTGCGGCAGGGCATTCCTGACGCCTTCTGGGAGTTCGGCGTTGCTACCCCATACCTTGCCGACCTTCGCCTCCCCAGGACCTTCCTTCGCACTCCTGATGGCATTCTGGAGCTCGTCGGTGCTGAACTCCATCTCGGTGAAGTCGCCGGGGTCCTCGCCGGTCTTCATGAACTTCTTGGCGTCGACCGTCCCGTCCGGCCTCATCGCGGCGAACAAGCGTTCGTTGCGGTGGTGCGACACGGCGAGGAGTTTCTTCTTGCCGGCCTTCTTGATGTGGCTCAGCATCGCCTGGGCAGCGCGCGCCTTGAACGTGTTGAACGACTCGCCGCCGTCCACCTCCTCGTCCGGGTTCTCGACGTGGTGCATGATGCCGTCGTGGGCCTCGTCGGTGGACATCCCGGTGAACTTGCCGAGGTTCCACGGCCGCATGCCGTAGTCGTGGATGGGCTTGACCCCGACCGCCTTGCCGACAAGTTTGGATGTCTGGACCGCGCGCCCGAGGTCCGAGCTCACAATGTAGCCGATCCCTTCGTCCTTGAGCTTCTCGCCGGCCTTCTCGGCGTCCTCGATGCCCTCGGCCGTCAGCGGGACATTGTTCCAGGAACGCACACGATCCTTGCTCATATCCGTTTGATTATTAAACCGCGTCGGGCCATGACGCATAAAGAGTACCGACACGATACGACCCTTCCCCTTATCGACGAAATGTGTGGTGTGGTATGGGAAGGATTGGCAAGGCAAGGTCAGGGACGGCGAGGCATGGGTCGCTTCTGTCTTTGAATAGAGATTCAATGCGGTCGTCAACATCGTATCGGCCTTGATCTTCTCCAGCGCCTTGCCGAAATCCATCGCCGGCGGAACCGCCACGACGCGCGCGCCGCCCTTGACCTCCCCGATGGTGGTCAGGAAGTCCCTCGCCCTGCGCTTGTTGGGGAGCTGATTGCCGAGCGCGGTGGTGGCATGGACGTCGCCGGCGGACATGCTCTTGCCCACCCTGATGCCGTTTTCCTTCGCATGGACATCGATCTTGCTGCGAAGCTGCGTTAACGCACCTGCGGTGGCGTCCATATGGTCGACCATCGCTTGGTGAAGAGCCATCGTCTTGTCGGCCACATCATTGACAGCCGCGTTGTGCTGCTTCTCCCAAGCAGGAAACTCCTTCGAGTCGCCGTCCGGTTCGTCGTCGCTCAGCTCGCCGGCATGCTCAGACGCGTCCTGGAGTGCTTGACGTGCCTCCTCGATGTGGTCGACGCTGTCGTGCATCCCCTGCGGAACATCCTCCATAGCGCCCGCCAGGTGCTCACCTTCGGAACCGTGCATCCAGTCCGGATGGCCTGGCTCAGCGCCGGCGGTCCACCGCCCCCGATCGTCACGCGGCTCGTCCGGGCTGAACGCCTTACCTAACCTGGAACCTAAACGCCCTGTGGCCGCTATTGCAGCTTCAGCCAGGCGGCTGAGATGCCCGTGCATGGTGTCGGCCATTCCCTGAAGTTGCTTTTGCTGACTCTGAAGCTCGCGCCTGGCGCCTTGCAGTTCTTCATGGGTGGCCCAGTAGAGATCATCGCTCTTGTCTTGACTGAGATTAGACAACTCCATCTGCAATTGGTTGACGCGTCGTTCTTGCGATTTAACCTCTTGCACTTGATCGCTGAACCTCTCATGAGCGCCGAGTAACTTGTCTGATAATCCACCGATCTTCGACGCGCCCACATCTTTAGCCGCAGATGAGCCGCCTCCAGAAGTCCATTGGCCGCGATCATTCCGCGCTTCGTCCAAAGGACCGTCCTTCATCACCTCGGCGAAGGACTTGGCCTTCCCGATGGCCGCGCGCGCCCTGGCGTTGGGGTCGATCGGCTCGTGGTCGTCGCAGTACCCTTGCGCCAATATCGGCGGAGCGACGTGGGTGCACGCCGGCGGGTTTCCAGCCACGAACATCGTGCAGTTCGAGCAGTACTTGTCGCCGCGCGGGTGGTCCTGGTAGCCGACCTTGGCGTGGGACTTAAGCTTGCGGACTACCTGAAGCTCTATCGCCTTCGTGAAGTTGATCGCCATCATGCACCCGATCGCAGACCCACCATCCGTGGAGGTCCTTGCCGACGCGACGATACACCAAAACCTCCCCGTCGAGGGAAACGGTTATCGTCTTCGTCACAGAGTTGACGTTCAGCCAGCCGAAACCGATGGTGAGGTTGTGGACGTCGACGACGATGCGGAGCGGACGGTCCGCGGTGGCGAAGTGGTTGACACCGTCGTCGTCGCGGCAGGTGATGATGGGTTCCGGTCTGAGATTTCGTGACATTTCGAGCAACCTGATGAGGGTCATCTGCGCATCCTGCGCCACAAGCTCGTGGCCATCTTCGTCATCCTGCCTTCTCGCAAGGGCACCAGAGTCAACTCCGCAGACGTCATGCCGACGTCGCCCTTCAAGACCTTCTCGTCGATCCATCTGGCGAACTCCGCATCCCCAGCTACGGTATAAACGCTAACAGGTGGGGGCGAGGGTATCAGATCGCCATTAACCCATCGGTCAGGCCCGCGCTGACGCGTCCGCAAGAACGCGCCGAGCACGGCCTTGATGTCGATGACGCGGTGGGACGCTCCTATCGCTGCCCTAGCCTTTGGCCCGAGGCGATCGTAGAGCAGCATCTCCTGATCGGAATAGCGCGCGATTTCACCAGCGCTCTTGTGCCCGACGAGGTCCATGGCGGTGGCTCCTCAGGTGGACCGTGAAGGATTCGAACCAACGTCTCTGCCCGATTAGGCAGCGCCCTCAACCTCTAGACGAACGGCCCAGATGGAACAGTGACGCCGTTCCCTGCGATCCAGTGCCCTCCGGACGGATGCTCTCGGTATGTCAACCTCTTGGGTGCGGGAGACGCTGCCTTCGAGACCGAATTTCTATGCTACCTGCGCGTTGATCGTCCGCGACTCCCTCAGAGCCACGACATGCAGGCGTTGAGCATAAGCAACGTCCTGCCGCGCTTTGGTTGTTCTCTGCGTGGCGCGTGTCTCGCCACCTTCGGCATCGGACAACTCCAGGTTGGCCAGCGTCAGGTTGATGTGGGCGTCCTGGAGCGCGCTGCCCATGCCCTTGACCTGGACGCGCATGACATTGATGCGCTTCTCCCGGACGACTTGGCGGGCCAACATCTGTGCATGCTCGGCACGCGTGAGCGCGGCCTCGGCGTCCTTCAGGTCTTGCGCCGGCGTCTGGGTGATGGTGCTAATTTCTGACATCGGTGTTCCTCTGCGTAGCCTGCCGTAGCAGCGCCAAGTCTGAAGACCCCATCAGGAGCTGCGACAGCGCCGCCTTGGCAAGAGATTGGCATTTGCCGAACGCGGTGTCCACCCCGCCGCCCACCATCTGCGGCGACAGGTAGGCTATGACGGTCAGCGCGTTGCGGTAGACATCCAACTCGCGGTAGCAGCGGTCCATCTCATCGTGCAACTCGGTGTTCTCCTTGCCGACGGCGATCAGCGCCTTCGACGGGTTGTTGAGGACGATCGTACCGTGATGCTGCTGAAGAGCATGCAGGACCACGTCGTCAGCTTCTTTGCCCATACTTTGCTCTCCATCGCTGCGTCTTCATCACGCTGGCGGATTCCACTTCGTTGGTCTGCCGCCTCACATGGAGAGCGGCAGTCCCGCGCTCGACGACGTCATTTCCCAACCTGCCGATACCGTCCAACGTTAACATCGCATATCGCATGGCCGCATTGAAGTCAGCTTCCTGCCACACGGACAGGATCCTCGGCCGGCGCGTCCATGGCGACCACAGCGCGACGCTGCAATGCCACAATGGAGCGCCGCCGAAGAACGCGGCTCATTCGAGGCCTATGTTCATCGTCAGCAGCAAGGTCACCAAGTCGTCTTGGGCACGCCATCCGAACTGCGGGCGCGCCGTCTCCTCAGCCTCGAAACAAGGATCACGCAATGCTCGTTTCTGATGTGGGGTCATGCTGTCGCCTTTCGCTTGAAGTCCTGGCATCGGAACCGCGCGTCCGTATTTTCCCCGTAGTTGAGCGACGACGCGTTGCCACACTCGCCGTCCCAGTCCCCGATGCGCTTCCACGGCCCGACGCACGTCTCGCAGCAGTTAGGTGGCCACCTCTGCCACGATGGTTTGGCTTCAGCCATCTTTCCTCCCCGTCGCCGCGACGATCTCGACCAGGTCGGCCTTGTACTTCTCCATCGCCGCGCCGACCTCAATGAGGCCGGTGATCTCCTCCAGCCGCCGCGCCGCCTCGGCCTGCAATGGGTTGACGCCGTACTTGACGCCGCCGGGATACTTCCCGCGCAGTCGCGCACACAATTCGTCCAGCAGCATGTCCGGCAGGGAGGCGACGTAGGCGTCTAGGTTCCACTTGCTCATCGCAGCAGCGGCCCCGGTACGCGCTTCAATCCAAAATCACGTAGTTTGATTTTTGCCATTCTGCCGTCGGCATGATGGAACACTAGACCTTCGATGTCGCGGCCGGCAAGCCACGTCTTCAGCCCACCGAACGTGCGCGGCGGATTTTCCTCATGGATTGATCCATGAGTTACGAGTTCATGGGTTGGCCATTTTTCAGGATTCCCCTGCACTTTCGGACCGACGAGTTCATACGTCCCATCAGGCCAATCATTGCGTTTGGAGAACGCCTCCATATGCCAGCGATCTTCAGAACCAATATCGCATGGCAACCAGCCTACCGTTTTGTCGGTCTCGTCATCACGATTTACCACCTCAAACAATGGTGGAGACGTATCTCCTTTGCGGAGTTCGCGGCGCTTGTAAAGATTACCACCGCGCACAAGACAACAAGTTCCATCCAGCTTGCGGGTGGCAACTCCTTCGCCAGCGAGCACCCATTCGCAGCCAGAGTGCACCTTATCGACAACACGACTGCGATCACCGTCCCAATCGCGTTCGAAAACAGTCGGTATCTTCTTCATTGACAGTCTCCATCTTCAAACCACCAACATGGCTATTAAGCCGCTTCGCCGTCGTCAACACCGTCCGCGGAGACCATGTCAAGGTCCGTCACGATCTCGATGGAGCAACGGCACGAAGGATGTGGGTCAGGCGGCGCGTCCTGCGGGCCGTCGACGCTGTCGAACGCCTCGTCGATCGCCACGCCGTCCGGGTTCATGTCCGGGATCGATAAGCAGATGGGACACGTCACGTCGTCGAGTTCGACCTTCCAGAACTGCCTCACGGCCTCCGATGGGAACACTCCGCGATCTATCGCTTGCGAGTAAGAATCTTGGAGGCCTAACGATATTGCTCGCGTCGCCTCCGTCTGCGCGATCGTCTCGGCCCGGTAGTCGATGTAGTTGTCGATGTAGTCGTTCGTCAGCTTGTCCACCATCGCGCCGTCGAGCGATTGCCCGGAGTCGATCGCCGCCTGGACGTTATCGTCCTCCAGGAAATTGCGGAGCTGGCGCTGGAGCGCGCCGGGGTCGAGCGACTCCAACATGTTGCGGTAGTTCATCGCCGCCTGCGACTGCCGCGCGGTGAGCCCGACCATGCCGCGGATGTCGTCCATGATCTCTTCCGGCCCGAACCCCAGACGCGCGCCGTCGAGAACGATCTGGTCTATGGCGTCGCGGACGTCCTGCTCCAGCTCGGCGATGAGGTCGTCCTGCGCACGCCTAAGTTCGTCCTGGACATCTTGGGAATACAGATCGAACGAATATCTCGATTCCTTGCGGAACCTCACGGCGCGACCAGCAGCGGCGAAGGCCGCATTGATCTTGTCGGCGCCGTGCTGCGCCCCGGCCTCGCGCGCCTTGCCGACCTGCCCGAAGACGCCCTTGAGCACCTCGCGGAAGTGGCCCCAGTCGATGGAGTTCTTGACGGCGTGCCAGTCGCCCGCGGACGCGTGACGATCAGCGTCCTGCGGGATGAGGCCAGACAACCCCTTCAGCGCGTCCTTAATGTCAGCTGAAATCCCAGGGATGGCCCGGTCGACCAAACGCCTCAGTGGGTCGTTTCGCTGCTGGTAGTGGCGGGCTGCCCTGATCTGCTTTGCCATAATCGCTATTTATCACGAAACCAGGACGGCCGCCGCCATGGTCCACCAGGTCATCGGCGGTCGGCGTCTCGACGCTCCAGCCGCGCTCGCGCATGATGACGACCGTCTTCTCGACCACGTCCGCCGCGCGGGCTAAAATCTCATCGACGCTGGGCATTCGTAGAACTTGACCGCCGTTGGTGTCAGTTTTTCCTATCGGCCACGCCCCGTTCGTTGACTTGATCGATTCCAGGAACAGCTGGCCCTGCCAGCTCGTCCCGCTGCGCGAGAGCAGCGTATACTGCTTCAGCTTCTCGCCATCGTCCAGGACGATGCATTCGACGGTCTGTGCCTTGATGGTCTTCATGGCGGCTCCTGGCGGGTTGGGTGTTCTCGCGGCTGATGCCAGCGTCGGACATTGGCTTTACTTTGGCGGGTCAATCGGTCATCGGACCAGCCGACTTACTGACGCCTCACAACCCAATGACCTCTGTCCTTGCCGCGAGAACAATCAACCTTGAACCTCCCGCAGCATCCGCGTCAACCTCCGCACCGATGGCTGCTTATGGTTGCCTTTGTGGACGTGGCCGGTCCTGACGCCGAACTTCGGCCCGGCATGCCTGACCATCCGCTGCGCGATCGCGCCCTTGAGCATTACCTCTAGGTTCTCGCGCTTCTTCTGCCCCTCGTTCTGGTTGGCGGCCGGCTTCGGTGTGCCGCCGGGCCTCGCGCCGGGACCAGCGACGGGCGGCGGGTTCTTCAGCTGGTCGAGCATCACGTCGCCCTTCTCGTCCTCGCGATCGAGCTGCTCATCTGTAAGGCCGGCCGCCTGGAGCGCGCGGGAGTCGTCGATGTCCGGCAGCCCCGCCGCGTCCTTGAGGTAGCTCTGCACGTCGTCGTCCGGGAACAGCGGCATGCCCGCCTGGGCCAGGCGCAGGACGTAGTTCGACAGCACGTCGAGGTCGACCCGCTGCGCCAAGTCCGGCTTGATCTTCGGCTGCTGGTCGAGGTTCATCGCGTTGAAGTCCATCAGCCGGGTGACGGCGTACTTGTTGTAGACTTGCGCCATCGCGTTCAGGTAGCCCTCGATCGCGCTCATGAACATGTCGACCTTGGTCACCGCCAGCGACTGCGTCCCGCGCGCCTCGTGCCCGAGCGTGAGGAAGTCCGCCAACACCGACGTCAGCATCGAGATGTTGTAGCGGCCGATGGTCTCGTTGAGGTTGATCGACGCCGCACGCATCTGCGGCGCCACCAGCTCGAACCGGTACTGCCCCACGGTGCCGGGACCGTTGACGCCCTCGTAGGTGTCGGACGGCAGCACCAGGCCCATCTGCTCGTCGGTGCGCAGGTTCACCGCGATGCGCTTGTACATGTTGACCTGCGCCAATGCGTTCGAATCTCCCGTCGACGCCAGCTGCAGGATCTGCCCCGGGATGTAGATCACCGGCACGCCGCCGAGGCGCTCGAACAGGATCGCCTCCTGCTCCTGGAGGCGCTTCCCGTAGTAGTACGGGATGTACGCGTTGCGCAGGATTGAGTTGTGCGTCGGAATCATTGCCTCGCCGGCAAGGAACATATGAGACGGCGAATCCACCTCAATGCAGACGGTGCGTCGGCTTTCGACCGACTCGACTTGTGTAATGTAATGCTGGTCTCGCGCGCGATGCCCGCGTATGCGCGCGGCTTTGCGGCTCAATCGGAATGGCGACCATTCAGGGCGGAATTTTACGCCCCAGCTGTTCTGCTTGCGGTTGCCGGTCCCCGCATGCCCATTCAATGAGACATAAGCGCTGCAACCAAGCGATCGCACGAGTTCGGCGACGCCATAAATCAATCCGGTGTCGCAGTTGTTGAACTCACAACGACCGTAGGTATCAACGGTCCCATCGCTGTCCATAAGACCAGCGAGCAAAGCGCGACGCTGCTCAATTGAGCCGCGCAAATATGCTGCCGGAATATGCTTGTTGCCACGCAGGCCTAACGCTCGCAGGAGAGCTTGCGGCCCTTGGGAGTCCCATGCGCCATCACCGAAAACCTTAATCAATCGTCCGTTACCATCCTCCCGACCATTGCTCACGACTTGCGGCTGATAACCACAACTGGCGATCAAAGCGACAGTCTCTTCGACATCCTGTGCATGGCAGGAAATTTGAGAGGCGAGGCTCGTGCCATCACCAAGCCATTGTCCAAGGAAGTACGGATGCAATGGCAGCATCTGTTCTGGATAATCGAGTGGTTCGGCCCATGCGATGGAATGATTGGATGAGTCGACTTGGGTCTTCACCGTGCTTGCGATCTTGGCTGTGGTTCGCACTTTGGCCGCTATGCCACGATTCCGATCACTGAGCGTGCGGGTGACCCACTGATGGTTCTCGTCAGCAATGATTTCCGTACTGTCACCGAATCTTAGTCGGTAGCACGGCCGGTTGTTCCAATCGGCGCGCGCGGTGACATAGCGAATCATTCCACGTTCATCGAACACTTTGTCGCCAACCGCTAAGTCATCCAGTTTGCGCCATCCGTCGGGCGTGGGAATCATTGTTTCCGGATCAAGCGCACGGCCTTCGGGGTTCGCCTTGTAATGCGTCGGCCGGTGCAGGATCGCCTTGTCGATCGGCATGTCGATCAGCGGCCCGACCCACGGCTGCTGGGTCGTGCCCTTGACCTGCCCGTTGCGGTCGAAGAACCACTTGATGATGGTGTCCTGCGAGCGACCCGGCATGCGCCGCCACCCGACCTTGCCGTCGTCGTACTCGCTCTTCGGCAGCTCCTCGTCGGGATATCTCGGGTTCATCCCTGGATCGCGCCCGAGGCGTTTCTTGTAGACCAATTCCGACCACGCGAACCCATAGGTGAGGAATGACAAGTGGTCGCTGATCGTCTCCGACCACGACGACGACATGTCGTTCATGCACGACTCGACGAAGTCGGCGTACTCCTGGCTCCCGCCGTCCTCTCCCTTCTCGACGCGCCACTCCACCTTGCTGATCTCCGCCTCCATGGCGAACAGCATCCCGCCGATGGTCGGGCTGTTGTCGCGCATCTCGCGGTACTTCTGCGCGCCCTGCCGGCCAACCAGGACCGTGAGGAACTCCTCCCGCACCCAGCCGCTGAACTGGCGCAGGCCGGTCTGGCCGACCTCATAGAATGTCATCCCGTCTGTCAGGACGGGGATAGGGCCCCACGACATGTTGTCGCTTGGAGATATCGGCGGTCCCGGCGGGCTGAGCGTCTGTCCTGCCGTGGTTACGGCGCGCGAGTCGATGGTCGGGGTGTTCGGGATGCCGGCGAGGTCGGACGCGCCGCGGGTGGGGCCGCTGGATACCGGGTCAACTGGACTGTTCGCCGTGCCGCCCGTCTCCCGCTGCCGTGGTGTCCTTGCCACTTATCTCTCCTTAAGTTTTCCCGTTCTTCACTCTCGCCTTTGGCCACGGATAGTCATCATCATATGATGTGTAGCAATATGGAAGGACACCTAAATTCTTCCACGCCTCTTTCGTCTCTTCGCTGGTAAGTAGCGCGCTGGTGCCAAAATTGATTGTCTGCCGGTCAACCTGACCTGGCGTATCACTCTTCTTGAACGTCGCCATCTTAGTCCCTCTCGATTACTTGAGTGCCGACGCCCCACTCGAAGTTGTAGACCTGCTTGCCGTTGTCGTCCTTCTTCCCGACCACGCGCCTGACCTCCTTGACGACGAGCTGGACCACGATGACGTCGCCGTTCTTCAGGACCAGCGTCGTGCAGCCCGGCATCTGGGCCTTGAGCTCCTGCACGATCTCCTTGGGTTTGGCCTCGCCGATGGGATGGTCGGCTTCTAAGTAATTTCCTGGCATGCTCATTGGAAACCCTCGTGGGTGCCGTGCGGGACGACCTGCTTCGTGATCACGACCGGCCCGACCATGACCACACTCTTGCTCAGGATGAACTTCGAGAAGGCGCGGGACAAGGCGTCGACCTGGTCCTTGTATGCCCCGGCCGGGAACTTCACAAGTTCGGCGAGGAAGTCGTCGTTCCAGTCCCCCTCAACGATCGACACGTTGCCAACCTCGGCTTGGTCGGCAACGGGACGCGCACGGTCCACCTTCTCGCCAGATTCCGGCGTCGCCTGCACACGGTACCCGACCAACGCGGAGACATGTGCCTTGGCCTGGATCAGGCCGGCGGCGCCCGGGTCCTGCGGGATGCTGATCTCGACGTCCTTGCCGTCCTGCGTGGCGGTGTTCACTAGCATCGGCTGAGGGTTGGACACGCGATCACGCACCACGTCGGCGATGTAGAACCGCTTGTTGCCCCTTGATTGGCCGACCAGCACGCCGGCGGTGTAGGCAGACGTTTTCTTGACGCTGCCGGCAAGATCCCACCCGCGCACCCACCGGCAGTCGGCCGGGGCCGCGCCTACGATGTCGAACCAATGCCTCTTGAACATCAGGCCGCCGCGCGGCGATGGCCGTTGCTGGTGCTGCCCAGCGACGGCATGAGCACCCATTGCCGCCTCGTCGCGATCGACAACGTGCTCCGGGAACCGCTCCGGGAACAGTAGCTCGCCATCCCTGGTGCGGATGTCGCGCCCGAACGGGGTAACGCATGCGCGCTCCGGCTCGAACCGCATCGGGAGCATCAGGTGGACGTAGGGCATCTTGAGCCTGATGGCGACGCCGGTGAGGTCGTTCTCATGCAACCTCTGCATGATCAGAAGGATCGCCGACCTCACCGGATCGTTCAGGCGCGTCGTGGCAGATTCCCGAAACGTCAACTCCGCACGGGCACGGTCGGTGTCGCTTTCTGCCGTGTCTATCGAATGAGGATCATCAATGTTAAGCCGATCGGAGCGCTCGCCGGTCAAGGACTTGAACGGCATCGTCTTGCGCCACCCGGAGCGGTCGTTCTCCACGTGGCCCTCAGCCGCGATGGTGATCCTAACACGATCGCCCCAACGCTTCTGGTACCATTCGGACGTCACCAGGGTGCGAAACCTGCGCGCATCCCGGTAACAGTTGTCCTCGCGGAAGGACGTGTTCATGCATTGGATGTGGGGCATGTCGCACGGCCCCCACTCCCACGCCTGCCAGAACACGCCAGTCGTGAGCGACTTCATGGTGCCAGGCGGTACGTTCGCCAGCAATCTGTTGTCGAGTCCACGCTCAAGAAACTTCCCAAACGTGATCGCTTCAAGATGTGCACACAGCAGGTCGATGTGCCACCCGTGAACATAGGTCGTCTCGACGATCTGGCCACCGGCGCTGGTAGTCACCGGACGGATAACTGACCACGCCTCCTTGATGAAGCCGGCTAGGGTCTTGCAGCGATCTTTGCTGGACTCAATGTCTGTGGAGACGCCAACGTTAATGCGTCGTCTCTCCAGCTCCTCCCGAATCGTCTGTCGCTGCCGTGAGTAATGCGTCAAGCGCGCGGAGCTGATCATCGGATAACCTGGCGGGATCTATCGGCGGGAACTTGTGCTCAATCGTCGCGAGTCGGGCGTGGTGATACGGTGCCATATAGCTGAGCACTTTGCTCGCATCTCTAAGATACTCGGCGATCAGTTTCTTGTTGCCACCACCCTCAGCGCGCTGTTCCAGCGCCGCTTCTCCCAGGAAATACTTCGCGATCGACTCCCATTGTTCCAACTCGTCGAACGGTATCTTGACCTGGGGACGCTGGGGAGGAGACAAACCAAGCTGCTTTGCCACCGTCGCTTTATTCGGCGTTCCCTTTCCGCGCCCCCCGCGACGTTCTCCTGGCTTAGCTCCTGCTGGCATTTGGCTACTTTACTAGATTACTATCACTTGCATAGTCCCCCCTGTCTAAGCCTCTCGTTCTCCTGCGCCAGCGCGCGGAGGGCGGCGGCAGTCTCTTCCAGAGCGCATGCTGCCTCGTAGCAATAGGCAAATGCTCTCTCTGGTCTCTCAACTTGCCTTAGCCGTTCGATCAGCCCCGCGATTTCCTCCGGCAGCGGTGGAGCGGTGAGGTCATTGGGCCGTTCCTTCCGCAATTCCGTCACGCACCAAGCGAGCGCATCAATCATCTCGCCGCGGCTCATCTCGCCGAGCGGCTTGCCATTCCAGTTGTTGAATTCCGGGCGCTCCTCGAGCTTGCGTCGGCAATCGCCATAGCCATTGGCGTAAGCAGCGCGTTCGCCGGGATTGTTGGTGTCGGTCATTTCTCCTCCGGTAGATCAAGGCAATGCATCAAGCGATGGCTATAGGTATGGACAACACCCCGGTTGTCCTCCACCGCATATGAATAGCGCCCTGAAGCTTTCGGGAATGCCGCCCGGACAATACCTTCGAAGGTAAAGTCCTCGCCCTTGATGATGACATAGTCGCCAACGGCAAATTGCGGGCCAAAGTCCACGACGGCTCTTCGGGCGTCGTGTTCCATGTTGGTCTCATTGCCGGGACAGACGTTCTTCTGATCTCTCATGGTTTGCTGTTCTCCACGATCTTCGCCAACGCGACACAGAGCTGACCTTGGAGCCACTTGGCTTGCTCTTTGCTCTCGCACCCGTGAGGCGTGATGCAAAAGCGCTGGTTCGTCACTTGAAGGAACACATTATGGGCGTCCGGGAAATCTTCATCCGCGACGGGAAGGATCAGGGTATATTTCTCCATTGCGGTGGGGTCAGTCATGGCTTGCGGTCCATCAACACGATTTTCATCTGAGCTTGACATTCAAGAATAGCGATCTCATCCGTCTCGCCTTCTCCTTTAACGAACCGTCCTGACGGGTGTGTCAACAGCCAGAACGTCATTGGCATGCCATTCAGCATGTAATCATTATGAACGGCCACCATCCAGCCGTTAGCTCGGAACCTTGAGAGCAGTCGATACCACTCCATTACTTGCTGTCCTCCTTCGCCGCCTCGCTCCAATCGATCAGCCCTATAGCAGCGGCAAAATAAGCCGCATCCTCAAGCCACAAGTCACGGGACACGCCTGTCTTTCGCGCCGCGATGTGATGACAGTTATTGAGCCGCTCGGTTAGCCATTGCCGGACAGCCT